CACTATGAGTGAATGGTTTGCAATCGCGGTGTTGTTCATCGTGACTTATGGGGCAGCACTCCTAGTGTCTGTTGTCATCGATAAACTACTGCGCCGGTTTTGCGGTCGCGGTATCTGGCCAAGGGATTACTTCAAATGATCCGCACCCTGTATCAAATGATCTACTTCAAAGATCAAGAGCACCAGATCAAGTTCACTGACACGTCGATCAATGACCCGGATGAGATGCCTGGTATGCAGTTGATCGACATCGATGGCCTTGATCAACACCAGCTGCCAGCTGATCTGTGGGCATACGCCACGCAGCAGATGGACGCTGACACAGCAATGACAGAAGAGGAGCTGTACCGATGGTAAAGCTAGCAATAAAAGATAATACCGACTACACAATCACACTGTGCGGTCATGAGATTCAAAAAATTCTCGACTTGATCAGCGATCACGTTAAGAAGACAGACGGGGAAGTCAGACGATCTTGGGTAAAAAGGGGCAGTGTTCAAGCCATTGTAGTGGATGGCGGAGACGCATCAGAAATTCCGCAACTAGAACAGATCATTGAAACGCTGCAATCAACAGAGATTGAGTCAGTCAGACCAGTGACTGTTGAAGATTTGGAGTACCTTTGTGATATGTATCAAAAGTGCAGGGAGATTAGCAATGGTAGGTAAAGTCACAACCATTCAGAAGATGAGCGCGAGCCGTCTTCCAAACATTATGGGGCACAGCCCATGGGCCACGCCTAATGATGAGCTCGATGCAACGATCCGAGCTCGCAAGGAAGGCGTCGATCACTACGACATCCAGGTCGGCGAGGCCGCTGACTGGGGCAATGAGTTTGAGGATCAGATCTTGCGCACCGCTGCACGGCGCCTCGGGCTGAAGAAACTGAAGCTCGATTACCCAGAGGCTTACACATACAAGGATCTACTCCAGGCATCGCTCGATGGCGGCGCAATGGCTGACAACCTGGTGATCAACACCGACCCGGCGAATAACATATATGTGATGAACCAGGAAGGCACGATCACTTTGGACGGCAAAGGGGTCTTGGAAGCCAAGCTCACTCGCGTCGCACCCAGCGATGTACCTTCGCCCTATCGCGGACCGATCCAGCTGCAAGGTCAGATGTTATGTACCGGCGCACAGTGGGGTGTGATTGCAATCCTGTACCAGGGAGTTGAGCTGTACATCTACGTCTACAAAGCCGATGCAGAAATGCAGCAAAAAATTATTCTTGCTTGCTCTGATTTTGAACGACGCGTGCGTGATGAGGATTGGTACCCGGCGATGTCTGCAGCGGAAGCAGCATCAATGAAGGGTGACGTCCCGGAAGATGTCGAGATAGAAGCAGACAACGACTTGCAGAAAAAGATCGAGCGGTTAGCACATTTGCGAACAGAGCTGAAATCCTATGAAGCACTGGTCAGCAATCTGCAGCTCGAAATCATGAACGACATGAAAGAGAAGAACGCGAACATCTGTAACGCGGGGCGCTACAAAATCATTTGGCCGCTGCGCAGGATCAAAGCCAAGCCGGCACAAACCAAAGAGATACCAGCTGTTGAAGAGCACTGGGAGAGAGCCAAGACGCTGAAGCTGGAGGAGCTATGAAAGTAACAATCGAAATTGAAGGTAAGCCGGACGACTTCCAGGAGCTGTTCGTTCCTTCAGACAAGCAGACAGAGTTTTTGTCGATGACATACGACGCTTACACAGAGGCGCTGAAAAAATTTATTTGGGACAACATCGACCCGCACCACTTCATTAGGGGGAAGGATGACAAATAAAGAACAGGCAACCGTGGACTTCATCCGAGCATACACTGAGGACAATGGATACTCTCCAAACTTTGCAGAGATCATGGAAGCGATCGGAGAAAAGTCAAAGGCAGGCATGACCAGGATACTGAACCGGCTCACAGACAAGGGAATGATTAAGAGATCTGCTGGTGTTGCGCGCTCGATTCGCGTGGTAGAATTTAATTGCTAGCGACTCTCCCTCACTCCCGCTAGCTTCCCTCATTGCCCCTCCTCGGAGGGGTTTCTTTTATCAGCTGCATTTGTATATTCGACTGTTCATCCTGGTCAAACCTACCTGCCTTGCGCCGGTTCTCTGCCTTGGTGAGGATCTGTACGTTATTCGGTACGTCGAGTCCGCACACCAGGTCATTGATCAGAGGGATGATGTGGTCGACCTCGTGCTTCACACCAGTATCGATAGATAGCAGCTGTGCCTCAAGTCGAACCCTGCGTAGTTCTGTAACGCCTTGACGGGTTGCGACTCTTGCCTTTCGCTCATGATAGCGGCGATTCGCAACGCCTCGCTTGTGGGCTGCTGAGTCTGCATAGCGCTTCGCTCTGTCGCGTTTACGCTGCTTGTACGCTTCGTCTCCGTAGTCGAGCCAGTAACCTTGTTTTGTTCTAGCGCGATTTCGTAGGCGTAGACATTCGCGGCAGTTCTTGTTCTTAGCGAATCGCTCCGACAGATGACCGTGCTTGCATGGCTTGCCGGTGAAATAGTAAGTAACACCTTGTCTCAGCGCCTCAGCTTGGGACGCTGGAAACTTCCTTTTTTCCAATGTCCCGTCTCATTTAGTAAGACCAGATAGTCGGTCGGTACGCCTCCGTCTCGTCCAGGTCATCCAAATGAATGAAGCGGGATGAGTGGTTGCCCTTTTGTGCAATGCCTATCCCTGTGAAACCATGCCCTAGTGCTACACACAGCAGCTTGTAGGCATCTTCTCCGCTGACGGCTATGTCAGCTGCCCGGCCACGTCCATGTGCGCCAGGCTTATCCTTTGATCTTTCGACTGGGTGCAGGCTACACCTGTACCCACTGGTGATGACCAGGGGCTGACCCCAATCGCCGCGCAAGCTAGTGAGCTTCTCCATGAACCCTGGGTCCATCATCTCGACTGCATTGCAGTCGCCACACTTGCATGCCATCTCGCCATGGGTGAAGTAAGGGGACTCCCAGCTCATTGACTGTCCTCTTTCTTCTTAGCAAACGGGCCTTTGCCTGCCTTCATTTGTGCGTACACCTTGTCGTTGATTGTGCTTTTCTTTTTGCTGCGTGACTTGCCTGCAGCTCTACGCTTGTTGATGTTTTCGTAAAGACTCATTTCTTCTCCTTCATCTTAGATAGAGTGCCTTCTATCGCGCCCCCGGCAAAATAAAATGACAAAATTACTAGCATCGCATAATTAATACTGAACTGCTCCATGACCTTGGTCACTGCGTCCGGGTCGCCTTGCCCTGAGATCGTCATGCCGAGGACCAGGACATAACTGAATAAGAATGTGAACCCAAACATCAACGCCAGGTAACGCTGCGCTAATTTGAATGGCGCATATGCGGACAGCAAGTCCGTTTTTGCTTTTGCCTTAGCCTGAATCTCTTCCTCTGTGCTGGTGTGCATTGAGTCGATCAGGTCCATCCCCTTTGAGATGACGTCCCCTGATCCCAGCATCTTGCTGATGACACTAAACATCATGTGCCTCCTATGTTGTGATCTGTCTGTATGCAGATCGAGTCGTAGTTAATCTTGGGCTGCGGTGCAGTTGCCATAAAAAAATCTCTGGCCTCAAAGCAGTCCTCCATTGTTGGGTAAACACCTTGCGGACCAACAATATATCTGTCCGCCTCCAATAAGATAACGAACAGAAACCACATCTTACAGATCCTCTTCCAGTAGTACGCCGCCGATGTAGATCGACAGCTCGTTGTCCCCACTGCTGCTCTTCGCCTCGATGGTGAAGTCTGTCTTTGGCGGTACGCGGAATGGCACCGCCAGGTTAAACGTCACGTCTTGTTGGAATGTGGATTCCCAAAACCGAATGATGCGTCCGGTGCTTGACCTGGTGGCGCCTCGGCTGGTGATGTATTTGTTTGGGTTGACGGTTCCTGATGTGAACTGCGCTGTGAAGACATAAAGTGAATGGTCTGCCGGCGTTGTATAGATAATCGCCTGCTCCGTACCATGCGCCGCCTCGACGTAGCCATAGGTTGTCCCGCCATTGCTGATTGTGATGTTACCGACATTGTTGCCAGACAAGATGACAACGTCGTTAAGCCTAAAAAATTGTGTGGTCGTTGTCACTGGCGTTGTGCCGTTCAGTGTGATGATCTCTGAGATTGCAGCATAGTCAGCGTCCAGACCCTGGAGAAGTACCGACATGGTGTCCGACGCAGAGGATGAGACAACACTGAGGGTCAACGCTGCGCTTGGGAATGTGTAGAGCCCGCCACCATTGTTCCAGATTGTTTCGTAGGTTGTGCCGACGACACGGTTGAAACCAAACAGCTGCACCTGCACTGCATCGTCCAGGCGTCTGTGTGCCATCTCCAGTTGCGCGTGTGGCGAGCCGATGCCGGCCTTGAAATAACTCATCCTTTCACCTCTGTAATTGCCCAGAGAAATAATCCAATGACGGCGAGCGCCGCTAATGCACCGCCGACGATGATCGCAATGTCCTGGTACATCTTCTTCTTGCGCAGCGCTTCACGCACCTGTGCGATCTTGGCTTGCTTCTCAGTCTCACGCCGGTCCTGTACAAACTTTTGGTAGCCGTCCCAGTGGCCGGTCCACTTGAGTATCTCGACGATCTCTGCCCACTTCTGATCCAGCTCTACCT